CTGTCCATTTTCTCTAGACGGTCGAGCGATCGCGAGTGGTAACGGCCGCACCGCGCCAACGCGCACCTAAGCCGCGCGCTATCTCCCGCGCATCGCCGAACATCGGGCGCGGGTGGTCGTTATTGCGCACGAGCGAGGCGCTCGGCGTCTCGTTATGGCCCTGGCAAGCGCGCGCGGCGCGCCTCGGGTACTCGCGACGCGCTGGGCGATGGCGCTACCCGATAGTCGTCGTGATCGTGCCGAGGCAGAGCGGTAAAACGCGGCTCGTGCAGCTCGTGGCGATCGACCGCTGCCTCGCGATCGAGGGCGCGCAAGTGTGGTATACGGCGCAGAGCCGTATGGACGCGGTTCTACGCTGGCGCGAGCTAGTGCGGCTACTGCGGCGGTCGCCGCTCGTCGAGGGGAATACGCACCGCGGGTGGGATTCGGGCGGCTGGGATTACCGCGTGAGGGGCGCGGCGGGCGCCGAGGAAATCGAATTCGCGAACGGTGCGCAGCTACGGGTTTTCGCGCCCGCCGAGGATTCGTTACACGGCAGCGTTACCGATCTCGTCGTGCTCGACGAGGCGCGGTTTTTCGATGCGCGGCACGGCGACGGGTTAATCGCGGCGGCGCTGCCGACGCAAGCGACGCGCGACGGGCAGATATGGATACCGAGCACGGCGGGCGGGCCCGAGAGCAGGTTTCTCGCTCGGCAGGTCGAGGTCGCGCGCGCGGCGCTCGACGATCCGCACGCGCGCGTCGCTCTCGTCGATTACGGGATACGTGCCGAGGTCGACGACGGCGAGCTGCTGCGCGAGGTATGGCGGGCGCACCCGTCCGCGGGGCTCGACGGCGGCCCGATTTACGACGCGCTCGCGGTTGCCGCGGACCATATGCCCGCGTGGCAATTCGCGCATGAGTACGGGAACCGATGGCGTACCGATGCCGACGTGCGCGTGCTGCCCGTCGACGCGTGGGCCGCGTCGGCGTACCTCGATCCGCTGCCGCCCGGCCCGATCACGTTCGCCGCGGATATCCCGCCCGATCGGAGCGAGTCGCCGATCGTCGCGTGCTCGGGCGGCGTCGTCGAGGTCGTCGACCTCGTGCCCGCGGCGCACGTCGCGACACGGCTCGTAGAGCTAGCGGCGCAATGGTCGCCGACCGCGATCGCGATCGACGCCGCGGGGCCCGCGGGCACGGTCGCCGAGCAGCTACGCCCCGTGTACGACCGTCTCGTCGTCTCGTCGACGCGCGACCTACAGATAGCGTGCGCCGCGTTTTACGACGCCGTGCTCGACGGCACGGGCGCGCATCGCCCGCACCTCGTGCTCGATACGGCGGCGGCGTCGGCGGCTCGGCGCCCTATCGGGCAGGCGTGGGTTTGGTCACGGCTCGACGGCGGTAGCGCGCTCGTCGCCGCGTCGCTCGCCCGGTGGGTATCGGCTCGGGTACCCGCCGAGGTCGAGCCGTCGCGTATATGGTGACCGCGTGCCGACCCTCGGCTAGTGCGGCTATCGCTCTCGCGGCGTGCGGCGTCGCCGCTCGGCGATCCGATCCGCTCGCCCCGTGAGGGCCCCGCGGTACACGTTCACACCGCGACCGATGGCCGCGACGTACTGCTAAACGACCCGGACGGGTGGGAGATAGACGCGCCGCAATTATGGTGGCTAGGGCCCGCGGGCGGCGACGGCACGGGCGGCCCGTACGGTAACCCGCTCGTCGCGTCGATCGACGGCGACCCGCGCGGGCTCGCGACGCTGCCCGCGGTGACGCGCTGCACGTCGATCGTCGCCGACACGATCGCGGGCCTACCGTGGCACGTAATCCGCGGCGACTACGAGCAGCTACCCGCGCCCGATTGGATTACCGACCCGCAAGCTACGCGCCTCGACGGCCGCGTCGTCGGCGGCGCGGGCGACGTGATCGACGCGCGGCTATCGGCCGTCGAGTTTTGGGCGCAATGGATCGTCGCCGCGCTATGGCTCGGCGACGGTTACATATACGCGCCCGTGCGCGACAGCGCGGGCGCGCCGAAACCGCCGCTCTGGCAATTGCACCCGCACGCCGTCACGATCGACGCGGGCACGTATTGGATCGACGAGATACCGCTACCGCCCGGCTCGGTATTGCACCTACGCGGAATGCCGCCCTATTTCAACGGGCACGGCCGCGGGGTGATCGACTCCCACGGGCTCGAGCTGGGACTCGCCGCGACCGTGCGCAGCTACGCGTCGGGCGTATTCACGACGGGCGTACCCGCGGGCTATCTGAAATCGAGCCAGCCGCACCTCTCCGATACCGACGCCGCGGCGCTAAAGGCGAAATGGCTAGAGCAGCACGGCGGCTCGCGGCGCTCGATCGCGGTGCTAAACGCAACGACGGATTTTACGCCCGTCGCTATCTCGCCCGTCGACGCGCAGCTATCGACCGCGCGCGAATGGTCGCTACGCGATATCGCGATCGCGTTCGGCGTGCCGCCCTACATGCTCGGCGTGCCCGGCGATAGCTCGACGTACGCGAACGTCGAGTCGCGCATGATCGAACTACGCACGTTTACCCTGCTGCCGTGGCAGCGGCGTATCGAGTCGACGTTAGACGCCGAGCTACCGCGCGGCACGTCGGTAAAGATTGCGACCGACGCGCTACTGCGCGCCGATACGAAATCGCGATATGAGAGCTACAAAATCGCGATCGACGCGGGGTTTATGACCGTCGACGAGGTGCGCGCGCTAGAGGACCGCGCGCCTTTCGGCCCGTGACGATCTCGGCGAGTCGCCGCGCCGCGCTGCCCGCGTCGGCGGTCGTGTACGGGAAACGGTCACGCGTCGGCGGCCGAGGTCGTAACGCGTACCCGATAGATACGCGCAAGCGCGCACGAGCTGCGCTCTCGCTCTCGGCGAAACGCTCGACCTCGGGCTCGTATCGCACGGTCGAGCGCGCCGTTAATCGGCGGTACCCGGATATCACGACGCGGCACCATAAGGGGAGGCGATAGCCGTGCAATCGCTAGAGATGGAATTGCGCGAGGTGAACACGGCGCAGCGCGTCGTCGTCGGCGTCGTGTCACCCTACGACGAGGTTTCGTATCTGACGCCCGATCCGAACGGCGAGCGGATTCGCCGCGGCGCGTTCGCCCGCTCGATCGCGCACCGCGAGACGCGTATACCGCTACTGCGCCGCCACGACCAATCGCTACGGCTCGGCGTCTCGCGCCGATTCGACGACGGCGCCGAGGGGCTCGTCGGCGAATTCGTCGTGAACCACGGCGACGAGGGCGACCGCTTGCTAGAGGATTGCCGCGACGGGTACCTCGGCGCTATGTCGGCGGGCTGGCTCGGGCTCGACGCCCGGCGAGCCGACGACGGCGTGCGCGAGGTGACCGAGGCGAAGCTCGTCGAGGTTTCGCTCGTAGCCGTGCCCGCCTACGAGGGCGCCGGGCTGCTCGCGGTGCGTAACGCGCAGAGCCTCGACGACCTGCTCGCCCCGTTCCGCGCTCGGCCCGACGTAAACCTCGACCCGATACCGCCGCTGGCGTATCGTCGTCGGTAATCGAATCTGCTCGGCCCGCCCGGCCCGAGCCCGCGGCACGGCACCCGTACTGGCCCGCCACCCGCGGCGGCTCACCCGTAGGCACCCGTAGCGAAACCGTCTCGACGCCCGACACGCGTCGTGCGTCGCTCACGAGAGGTGCTATCGGATGCTTACTTACTTGCGGCGGTTGACCGACGAGCGCGACTCGCTCACGCAATCCGCGACCGACCTAACCGAACACGCGGCGACCGACGAGCGCGACCTAACCGAAACCGAGCGCGCATCGCTCACCGCGTGGCAGACACGGTGCGCCGAGATCGACGCGCAGCTAACCGAATACAACGCGCAAGCGGAGAGCCAGCGGGCGTACGCCCGTCTGCGCGACTCGCTCGCGATCGGCGACGACGACGCGCCCGTGCGCACGCCCGCGCGCGTGCAGACTCGCACGCCCGCCCCGCTCGGGTGGGGCGAGCAATTCGTCGAGAGCGACGCGTTTCGTAACTACGTCGGCGCCGGGTCGTCGGCGCGCGTCGAGCTGCCCGGCGACGGGATCATCGAGCGCCGCGAGGCGGTCGGCATCGAGACGCGTGCGCCGATCACGACGGGCGACGGGATCGCGGTGCCGTATATCTACACGCCGCCCGTGCCGCGCTTTCCGTCGCCGCTAATGGATGTCTGCGGCTCGCTCGCGGTGAGCGGTAACGCGGTTTCGTGGGTGCAATGGACGCCGAATCCGCAAGCCGCGGCGGGCGAGGTCGCCGAGGGCACCGCGAAACCCGAGGCGAACATGACCGCGACGCCGACGAGCGACACGCTCTCGACGTACGCACACTGGAAAGAAATTACGCGGCAGGCGCTGGAAGATATCCCGCAAATTCGGGCGATCGTCGAGGGCCGATTGCGTCAAGGGCTAATGCGTACGGTCGAGGGCGGTATCGCGGGCGCGCTCGCCGCGGCCGCGATCCCCGCGGCGACCGTGCCCGCGGGCGGCACGCTGCTACAAGCGATCCGCGTCGGGCTCGCGACGGTCGAGAGCAACGGCTACACGCCGAACGCCGTCGTACTCAACCCGAACGACGCCGCCGATATCGACCTCGGCATTATGGGCTCGACGCTGCTCGGGCCCGTGCAGACGCGGCAGGTATGGGGCCTACGCGTCGTGCCGTCGAGTGACGTACTCGCGGGCACGGCGTACGTCGGCGATTTCTCGCAAGGCGTAACCGTGTTCTCGCGTGGCACGACCGCCGTGTATCTCACGGATTCGCACGCCGACAATTTCGTAAAAAACGTGCTGCTGCTGCTCGCCGAGATTCGCGCGCTGCCGACCGTGCCCGAGCCGCAAGCTCTCGCCGAGTGCAGCGTGAGCGCGACGGGTGGCGCGAGCGCGTCGCGTAGCGCGTCGGCTGGCAAGTAAGGGGGAGAGCGAATGCCCGCGACCGTCGAGACTCTGCGCACGTATCTAGGCATCGACCCGGCTAGCACGGTCGACGCCGAGGCGATGGGCTCGGCGGTCGCGGCCGCTAACGACCTCGTAGGCGTATTTCGACCCGACCTCGTGCTCGACCCGGCGACGGGCGAGCCGCTTACGTCGTGGCCCGCGCGCGCCGAGCAGGCGGCGCTCGTCGAGGCGGCACGCCTCTACGGTCGGCGCGGCAGCGTGCAAGGCGTCGCCGCGTTCGCCGATCTCGGCGTTTCGCTACTGCCGCGCCTCGATCCCGAATTCCGCTCGCTATTGCAGCTAGGCGAATACCAACCGAGCGCGATCGCGTGAGCAGCTACGACGCCGCGCTCGTGCTCGTCGAAAAACTAACCGCCGCGGGTATCACCGCGACGGCCGATCCGCGCAGCGCGACGCCGCCGTGCGTGCTCGTCGTGCCGCCCGATCGAACCTACGACCTCGCGTGCGGATATACCGCGAGCTGGCGGCTATGGGCGCTCGCGCCCGGCGCACCTAACGCCGACGCGCATAAGGCGCTCGACGTGCTCGCCGATGCCGTCGCCGACGTGCTGCCCGTCGCGCGTATGACGCTCGCGGCGTACGTGCTCGCGGTCGACGCGCCCGCGCTGCCCGCGTACCGAATCGAATACGACGAGGGGGTTTAACCCGATGGCTATTACCGAAGCTCGGCTAAAGGATGGCGTGCTCTCGCTCGGCGCGACGCCTACCGAAATGGATTTCTCGTGCCAGGTAACTAACGCCCGCATAAATAGCAGCTACGACGACGACGGCGACGCGGTAGAGACGCTCTGCGGCGAGCAGATCGCGGTCGGTCGCAAGCTC